TGCATTCCTAGCGTAGGGCACGAGTCGGTCTATATTTACTTTTTCAAAGCGTTCCGTTGTGTTCATACGTTATACCGTCCTTTCCTACCTGACAGCAGAGCCTCCATGATATCATCCTGCGGATTACCGGTAAAAGCTGTGGTACAATTTTGTTTTACTATGTCAAAAATCTCATACCAGATGAGATTCGCTTGTTTCTGGAATGACTGGCTCATCTGCACAAAAGGGCTTGCCATGGCTCCACCTGTAGTTGGGTGTTTTCCTAAGAGCCCGTAAGTACTAATAGCCTCCTCGCATTGAATGTAACGTGTAAACGCCTGAGCATAAGCTTCAATCAGCCTAGGATTGACAAATTTCTCACACCCGCGTTCTTTCAGCCACTTCCATGTTTCTTTAAATAGAGTATCGGCACCCAGCGGCCTTCCATCTTTCTGCCTGGTGCTTAAGTACTCACTCGGTGCCGGCATATCTTCACCGTACAAATCTGCTGCGTCCTCTAGGTCATCTGCTTCCAATATTGACTCAGGAGGTAGGTCTGGGACCTCTAAAACTCTGGCAGCTCTTCCTGACGTAATTTTATCTGCAAGAGGCTGCGGTTTATCGCCTGCGCGAACCCTACGACCTCCCCTGTTTGTTCCATCTTTTGCCATGCACCTTCACCTCACTAAAATGGCATGGGGTCAATCCCCTGTTTGATCCGTTTTTTTTTCGCGCGTGACCCCACGCCTGTTCTGCATGAAAACGCACACAGGGATTCGACCCGCCCCTTTAAGACATAATGTCTTATAAATTCATCTTTTTTAATCCTTGTAGGTATTTTCTTTTCCAATAATTGTTCTCCGACGCTTTCTTCTTCCAGTCAATGCAGTTAAAGTCCATATTATCACTTTTCAATGAGTTGCAAATACGATGTGCCAACTGACAGTTTTGCATAGAGTGCTCACCATCTTTAGACAACGGTGTTATATGATCAATCGTTCCGCTCCAATTGTTATCTGCCGATTTATCATAAAGCACAGGTAAGCCACAAACACCACAAACACCTTGATCACGTTCATATATATCATCATAGAAAACGTTTTCAACAAACGCTTTTGATATCTGTTGTTCGCGACGCTTTTTATATAGTTTCAAGTATTTCTTATGTCGTGTGGTAGCATGTTCAATACGGCGCTCATATTTATCAGCACAGCTTTGACAACAAAACTTATGATGCGTATCACCGCAGATAGTAGTAATCTCAGTGCCACACTCTTTACAAACAAATGTACTCGGTTCATATGCTGACATCCACTGCTCGCGCTTCATTCTTAAGTTACCACTATAGCAACAAGTATCCGAACAGTAGATGTGATTGGAATAATTAGTATCAAACTGCGTACCACACTCAGGACATATACGCTTATAGACAATCGGGATCGGATCATTCCTGTGACACTCAATAGTTCGCGCCCTTATTGCAGCTTTTTGACACTCAACAGAGCAATACATCATTCGGAAGGCATTCTCACGCCAGAAAAGACTTCCGCAATATTGGCAAGTAAAATACTTCTTTAGGGTTTCATGTCCTTGTTTAGATCCGCACTCTGGTGAACAGCAGATTTGCGATTTTTTAATAGTTTCAAAATCTTTACCACAAATGGGGCAAACCTTTTTTTGCTTCGTACGATAATGTACTTCTTTAACTCGGGACTCCCCTGCACATTTCGTAGAACAATATTTAGCATCCGGATTAATTGAAACAAATGGCTTCCCACATTTTTTACAAACCAAAGTCACTCCGCGGTTCGCTAAGTCTGCTGCTTTCTTACAATTTTCACAGCAATATTTCGGTGAAGCCCCAATACCTGAGAACGTAAACTCATTACCGCAATAGGCACAAATATTTGTCCTTATCTTCGCACTTGTTCTTTTGCCACCTCTTCCCATGACTAAAACCTCCTTCAAGGAGTAGCCATGCAAAGCAGGAAAAGTGAGGAATTATTTTAATATTTTTTGCCCCATCTCCCTCCTTCTCTTGCTGTAATTTCTGAATGGCAGGGAGTACACAACGACATAAGGTTTACAAAGTCGTTGCTTCCTCCCTGCGAGAGGGGTTTAATGTGGTGGACCTCCATTGCAGGGGTGATGCGTCCGTTCCTCTCACACCGTTCGCAGAGAGGGTGGGCTGCGATGTAGCGGTCACGGATGCGCTTCCACGTCCTGTTGTAACGCTTCTTAACAGCCGGATCGCGTTCATACTTTTCATAATGTTTTGCTTCTTCTTTTTCATGTTGCTCACAGAAGCGGCCATCCGTAAGGTTCGGACAGCCGGGGTAGGAACACGGTCTTTTAGGTCTGTAAGGCATAAGGGGTCCACCTTTCTTTGGGTAAAGAAAAAGCCCTCACAGGGCAACCCCCGGAAGGCTTTGTCACAGTATCTGACACTATTACTATAACACACTTACAAGCAAACATTACGCCAGAATTCCGCCAATTTTATCCGAACAGCAAACTACGCAGATGGTTAAGGGAATTACTCCTAAGCCTTTCCACCGTACGCTCGCTGCAGTTTAATTTCTCCATTAACCGGTAGGTGGCACCCGATTTCTGATTGCCGTTCATGTAAAACTCCATCAAGATATACTGCTCCATATCGGTAAGGCTGGCCCAGGCCGGCTCAAACCACGCCATGTACTCAATCGCCTGACTGTAACGCTCATGCAGAATATCCAATTTATCGATCTGTGCTGCCAACTTATCCGTCCCAGCCTGTGGGTTGTGTGCCGTCGGTATCCCTGAAAACTTCGGGCTTCTGGGAGATGTCATTTTTTCGTATATCTCTTTGATTTCCTGGGGTGTGTTGTTGATGATGAAGCGCATGTTATTATAGTCCCGGATTGCGGCAACAGCAGCCGCATTTTTATTGATATATTTTGTTGCAATCATCATAATACCGCCTCCTTCAGATTTGCCTTTACTGCATCGATTAATGCTGTCTGTATTTTATCCTTATGCCTTAGTGCATTCATTACCTGCTCGTCAATCGTGCCTTTTGTTATGATGTGATGTATTACTACCGTATATCTCTGTCCCTGTCTCCACAGTCTCGCATTTGTCTGCTGATATAACTCCAATGACCATGTTAGTCCGAACCACACAAGCGTAGAACCTCCGGTCTGCAGGTTAAGACCATGCCCGGCAGAAGCCGGGTGGATAACTGCAACAGGTATCTCTCCTTCATTCCACCGCTTAATGCTATCTGCCGAATCAAGGTGTACTACAGTGAATCGCTCCTGTATCCGTTCCAGGTCGTGCCTGAACCAATAGGCGATTAGAACGGGCTTACCATTGGCTGCCTCGATTAGGTCTTCTAGGGCATCCAGTTTCCGGTCATGGATGCGGACTACACTTCCATTCCCGTCATAGACTGCCCCATTTGCCATCTGGAGAAGCTTGCTGCTTAAAGCGGCAGCATTGGCGGCATCAATCTCCTTTTCCTTTAGGGATAGCACCATTTCCGCTTTCATTGTTTGATAATGCCCCTCTTCTTCCTCTGAAAACTTAACAAGTACTTCATTTATCACCAGTTCCGGTAGGTTCAAGTAATCAGTATTCTTCATGCTAATCGTAATATCTGAAATAAGGCGGTATATGGATTCCTCCGCTCCTGGTTTAGGTTTATAGCTGAATATGACCTGCTGATTCCGCTTATCCGGTATGAAATAGGTCCCACGAAAGTGGGTGACATACCGTCCAAGCCGCTTTCCCATATCCAGGATGCCGATCTCAGCCCAAAGATCAATAAGGCCATTAGCTGCAGGCGTTCCCGTCAATCCCACCATTCGTTTCACACCCGGACGGATTTTCCGAAGTGCACGGAAGCGTTTTGAACCGTATGCCTTAAACGATGACAATTCATCGATAACCACCATGTCATAATCAAAGGGTATACCGCTTTTCGTAACTAGCCAGTCAACGTTTTCCCTGTTGATGATATATATCTGCGCCCTCTTAAGCAATGCAGTTTTCCTCTGCTGTTCGCTCCCGATTGCTAAGGTGTAGGTTAAGCCTTTCAAATGCTCCCACTTATCAATCTCGGCGGGCCACGTCATTGTTGCCACGCGAAGTGGTGCGATTACCAAAACTTTGCGGATCAGGAAGGAATCTAGTGTCAGATCAAAAATTGCGGTGAGGGTAATTGCGGTTTTACTCAACCCAAGCCCATATCAAGGAAAATCGCAGCAATTGGCTTTTCAAGAAGATAATCAATTGCATATTGCTGATAAGCGTGTGGTATGAACTTCATTTGGCATCACCTCCTAAAATCTCCATCAGTATTGTCTTTATCTGCTCCTCATCGTCAATTACAAACACTTTAAATCCAAGACCTCGTAGCATTCCATGCCTTTGTAACTGCATTGGTCGGGGTTTCATTCCATACTTTTTTATTTCAGCAAAAGCAGCTCTGCCACCCGGAAAAAGTATCAATCTATCTGGCATTCCATCGAATCCCGGACTTACAATCTTCAGTGCTATACCTCCCATAACTCTAACCGCTTGAACAAGTTTACGTTCTATTTCACGTTCCCTCATGGTTTTGATTCCTCCAGTATCACTATAATTGCCATAAATAATTTACTGTTATAATCGATAACAAGCTGCTTTATATCTACACTCACAACATTCTCAGCCGAAATGCTTTTAAGAATTTTATTTGCTTCATCAACCGTTTCCATACGTTTACTGATGCCGGTTACCTTCACTTGTTTTATAAGCATAAATGACTCCTTTCATGTTGCTATATTGCCAAGGTTGCCTTGATTGCCATGATTTCCATATAACCTATACGCGCGTATATGGGTGTTTCCTATTCCTCTATTCTGTTACTATTTAAAACTTTATTATATTAGCAACATAGCAACCATGGCAAAATCCATATAATTAGAGGGTTTTTTTGTTGCCATGATTACCTTACCTTAGCAACCTTTCCCATACTGCAATTACTCCATAACCTTTTATTCTTTTTTTTCTTCCGGTTAACTCCCAACCGCCAATCTTCTGCATGATCAACTTAATCTTGTAACTGTCGGATTGCCGTACGAATTTTCCACGGTCATTGCCAAAGCACTCACACCAGATTTCCATATTGCTGACAAATTCGCGCTGCTTAATTCCAATTGGCTGAAGGGGGTCCTCCGATAAAAAATTGTTTTTTCGAGTGTAGATATCTAAATCGTACCAGTTCTCTGGAAGGAGTATGTTAAGATACTCGCGCACCAGGCCTTCGCGCTCATCAGCCTCGAGTGCGATCGTTTGTTCCGTTTTAGCTTGTTCTGCGACGTTACCTTCAAGATAAAGCTTTTCACCCCGTACCCAGTAGTGCTTTGCCTCAGCCCAGATCTGGGGTACTTCATCTTCGGGCAAATCCCATCCTTTATTACGTCCGCCTGGAACCCGTACCACCCAGAAGCGACGATTCCCCGTAGCATCTCGCAGAAAACCTTCGCTCTCCGCATTAGTTGATCCCACTATTATGCATTGACGGGGATGACTTTCTACTGTACGCCCATAAGAGGGGCGGTATTGGTCATCTTGTCTTGAGAGAAAACCCTTTATGTTATTGACATCTATTTTTGAAAGCCCTGCCAACTCTGGAATCTCTACTATCCATACACCCTGTATCTTCTCGGCTGCGTCCTTACCTTTTCCCATGTCAGTAAAATTCAAGCTGTCAGAGAACCATTCGCCTGCAAGCCTTGCGAAGAAGGTAGACTTTCCTAAATCTGTCTGACCGTTTAACACTAACATGGAGTCAAACTTTACCCCCGGTTGATAAATACGTGCCACTGCTGCAGCAAGCGTTTTACGGGTAACCATATGAACATACTCCAAATCCTCAGCGCCGAAATACTTAACGAGCAACTGTTCTACACGAAGCCCTCCATCCCATTCTGGGAGATTTTCAAGATAATTTCTAATTGGATGGTAGGCACGATCATCTGCTACTTTGGTTAAAGCAAGCTCATAGTTACGAGCAGAGAACGTACCATAGGCCTTATCAATATAAGCAACAAGCTGTGCGGTATCTGCGTCTCTCCATGCTTGATGAGGTCTTTCCCATGGTAAAGATTTGCCTCCGAAAATCAGGTTTGCAAGGCGGTTGTAGCGTATATCCTGAAGTGCCTTGTCATTTTTCAAGATAAGTAGAAGGTTCCCGAGATTATTTTTCAGTACAGTGGATCGTGGTTCATATTCAAGTTTCTTCACCCAACCTCCATTGTTATCCGCAAAATCTTCTCTGGCACAGGCTTTGCGTTCCTCGGAAAGTAAGAGTTTTATACCTTCATCTTTCAAAGCAAACTCAGCCATAGCTTTTACAGATGCTTTTTCTTCAAAGTTTTCGAATTTGTGTATCCGCACAAGGTCAAAAGCATTTAAAAGCTTTCCACAGGCAGGATCGGTGGCATGATGGCTATAGGCGAATTTCCCGTCATAAATTACTAAGCCTGCAGATGAGTCAGCAGGAATATAATCATAACGGCCATTCATAACGCTTGGTTCATACACATCGGTGAGGAAAATTTCAATTGCTTCCTCTATGGAATACGTCCTGCAGAATGCACCTATAATTCCTTCCTTTGTAAGTGGATCCGCCTGCTTTAATATCTGCCTTCGTACGACCTCCGACTGTCTGGAGGATACCGGCCACATGGATGCATCACGCCAGTCGGCATATCTGGAGAGATACACATCCGGATCCAGGAGTCCTCCCTCCTTCTCCTTGAACACAAACTCGCCATCAGACGGCGTGGATGGCCAATACATCAGCCTTGATGCCTCGTAGGTTGTATCATCAAATAAATCCATCCCGATTTCTTTTGCCACGATGCGCCCTAATGCAGGATACTCATCCTCACTGACTTCTCTGGAAAGTGGAATGATGAGCCTTAAACGTGGAGCCTCTGGTGTATGCTTATGTGTAGAATAGGCCAGGCAGCGCCAGTCATGAAGTAAATCTATCTGTTCCCATATGTCCGGCTTTGCGTAATCCATATCAAGAGTTAGCATGGAACGGCATAGGACATAGCCGTTTCTGCGCTTACCCTCACGAAGGGCTCCGCCAACAAAGCCTCCTACATCCTTAATGGAATCCTGGCGGGCGCGGCTCATCTTGCGAAATTCTGTTACAGTTTCTGTGGTACGTTTCGTTGTCTGGACGGTGTTCTTGAAATTCTCCAAGGAGATATCCCTGTTCTTCCATTTCTTATCCATGCGGCTGTTGCCTACTGCAATTTTCATAAGTTTGCACCTCCTCGCAGTTTTCCGTAAAATACCTTACTTGCATTCCGCGTTTTTTTGCTTTTTCTATTTCAGCCTTCATCCCTGCGGATATATAATCACCGAATACCCAAAGTTCATCGCACTTACAAAGCCACACCATACCGAAGAATAACCCCAGTTCCCGTTGGGTAGGATCACTCTCATCCAGTACTAAAGGATATAGTAGGTGTGGTGCAAATGGAATCGCTCCGCTGTCTGCCACAAATTTTAAATACCTTACGGCATTTTGCGTATTCCTTTTGGTATCACCGGCATAAGGGGAACAAAGGAATACACAGGGCTTCCACACTTTTTCCTTTTCTTCACGAGCTATGTTTGCCAGTGCCTCCGCTGCCGTTGGATCGGGATAGCCTTCGCTGTTATGCAGGTTCATGTCAATACCCCCGCATTGATGCTCCTCCAGGTATCTCCGGGCATAGTAGCAATCTGCCATCCTGCGTTTTCAAGAACAGTGGCACGATCATAATCCGGCACGTCTTGGGAGGCACGCGTGATCGCATTGGACAACCCGTAGAGCGACAGGTCACCTCCCGTGATCAGGTGCTTTAAAATATCCGATTCCTCGTTACCCGTGAAGCCATATTGCCTTGCAGTTAATTCCACTACATCCGGCACATGAGCAGTAATCCTTGCTTCTGTGGCATCACGTAGCTTATCGACCACCATGGAAAACTTAGCTGTATCTACCGCTGATCGAACGATATCTTTTAGCTTTAACATAAATGCTGCATCATCTGCCTGCAGAGTTTCATCACAGAATAATTCCCATGTTTCTTCGTTTTCCCGCCCGATATGGTATTTCCGTTTACCCATATCGTTTACCACCATTCCGTTAAGACACACCAACCGGTATACTAACGGCATGACGGACACGCTGCCCAGACCTACCTCGCTATTGCTTATCACAATGCCGGCCTGGACTACATCACCTTTTCGTACCTCCATCTCAAGCCGGGTGTTGACTACCTTGATGTACATCCGGCTCTGTGTAAGCTCACAGCTTTCTACGTAGGCACCTTCCATCTCTCCGATAACGGGGAGCACCGCCCTCACGATATCCGCATTATCAATGCGGCGGTAGCGGTCGGATAAGAATGCACGTGCTGTTCCGTCTAAAGTACGGACGGTATGCCTGGATGTCTCCTTCTCAAGCCAGCCGTTGACATTCTTCATCAACAGGTCCGGATAGTCTTCTCTCATCTTGTCGTAGTACTTCGTTGGGATGCCAAGGCTTGCACCAAGCTGGCGGTGGAATAGTTCCGTCATCCTGTATTCCGACGACAGGGGATGGCCGTCAGAAGCATTGAACAGATGAAAAGACCCTCCTGCATCCGCCATGAACATGGACCGGCTGCCTGCCACAAAGTCCCTCTTCGATTTCTCCTGGCGATCTATTTCCGCCGCCAGTTCCTGTAGTGTTTTACCTGTTTTCATAGTTACCTCCTGCAATTTATTAGGTGAATATCCTCACTGTATAGCCAGGGAAAACGGCATATGTGAGGATATTCGTTGACTTTGTTAATCCTTCTTATAAAACTGGCACTCATAACCGTCAGCTCGGAGTAAAAGACCCTTTGCCCAGTGTGGTGTTTCTCCCATGTAGCGGCAGACCTCCTCGGTTGAAACACCTGTCGATGCTTCGATGACTACCTCATCATGACAGTGCATCACGATGGATAGCCCGATGCCGTCCAAGTGCCGCATGGCATGGCAGAGGATGTCGCGGCTTATCGCCTGGACAATGTTCTCTACGAATTTTGGACCGTAACTTTCTATTCGTTCCCACTTCTTCGTAGCTCCCACACCTTCATAGGTGACCGACTCACTGCCAAAATGGTTCACTTCAATCCTTGGCTTCACGTATGCAAGCCTCCTGCCGGAAGGGAGAGTGATGAACAAGAAGCCGCTGCGGTATTCGAATCGGATACCGTGTGTCTGCGTGGTCGTCCGCTCCCTGACAGCCGTCTCTGCTGCGTGGTCTACATCCCACCATAAGCGTACAATGTTTGGGTTAGCTGTACGCCATGCGGTCACCAGTGGCTGTAATTCTGCATCAGTAAGCCCCATTTCCAGGGCACCCATAGCTTTTAAAGCACCGACCGAACCGCCGTAACCAAGGGCCAGCTCGGCGATTTTACCTTTTTGCCTTAAAGTACTGCCCTTGGTAATCTCCTCAATTGGTACCCGGAACATTTGGCTTGCTGATGCTTCATAAATCTTTCCGTGTGTGGCAAACACCTCGTTGCGCCAGGTTTCCCCAGCAAGCCAGGCGATGACCCTGGCTTCGATTGCAGAAAAGTCTGCCACGATGAACTTGAAATGCGACTTCGGTACAAATGCAGTCCGGATTAGTTCCGACAAGACAACGGGAACGGAATTATACAGCATTTCCAGTGCATCAAAATTTCCTGCCTTCACGAGCTTGCGTGCCTGTGCCAAATCCGGTAAGTGGTTCTGCGGGAGATTTTGAACCTGCACAAGCCGTCCGGCGAATCTTCCGGTCCGGTTGGCTCCGTAAAACTGTAAAAGCCCTCTGACTCTTCCATCTCCGCACACGGCATTTTCCATTGTTGTGTATTTTTTCACGCTGCTCTTAGCCAGCGATTGCCTGAGAATCAAAACCTCTGCAAGGTCCTCTGGTGCAGTTTTCAACAACTCAATCACTACCGCTTTACCCAGAGTATCTGTCTCCAGCCCGTTTTCTGCGAGCCAAGCTTTCATCTGTATGACCGAATTGGGATTCTCCAGGTCAGTGATCTCCCTGATAGACCTTGTGAGCTCCGCCTTTGACTGCTCATCGCAGCGGATTGCCTGTTTTACAAAAGGCATATCCAGTAAAATGCCACGGTCGTTGATTTGCTGATCGAGAATATAGTTCATCCACTCATCCTCTGGTACCGGGAACATGGAAATCTTCGTAGCAATCGCCATCTCGGTTTCCACATCACGGGCATTGTAAGCTTTGAACCGTTCCCATTTATCTGGGGAGTATTCCGGCATGTTGCGGGTACGCTCAGCGTTCGTTTTAGTCGGCTTGCATGGCACGGAAAAATAGCGGATGAGTTCTTTGCCCTCAGAGAGTTTTTGCTTATCCGCACCGGTGACCAATGCTGCTCCTTCTAGCGAAAGAGGTAAGCCCAAAGTTGCCGCCCACACCATTGTGCAATGCCATGAATCCGGCTCTAGCCATTTGCCCAGATGATGCGACAAACAAACACGTTCAAAGGCGGCGTTGTAAGCCCACTTCATGATCGTAGGGTCAAGTAAAGCATCTGTTATTTCTTTTGGCAGCTTTTCGCCGCAAGCAAGGTCGATAACATTCACAGCACCGCCGTCAATCGAATATCCGAATAGCAATATTTCAAAATCGGTTGACTCGCTATAGCGATAAACACCGCTTTTTGCAAGGTTTATTGATGAATAGGTTTCAATATCTATGGATATATGTTTCATACACAACCTCCAATAGGGAGGATAGTCCAAGCCGTCCTCCCTAAGATTTCTGCATTATGACAGGAAGTCATCATCCACGTCGGTGGCAAAGTCGTCTTCCGCGTTGGATCGGCCACCCAAAGGTTCTCCGTCCCGGATCTTTTGGATGTTACCTAAACCGCAGGCGATTCCCCGGTTGCCATTCGAGTTGAAGGCATAGAAATTTACTGATACTCTTGCATATACACCGGAATAGACCTCTGAGCGGTCCAAGATAGGCTGCACCAGCCGGTCCACAATCTGTGGCGCTGTATTGGAATTTGCATTGACAAAATAACTATTGGCATAAGCTTCATCGTCTGGACGGTCAATGTCACCGTCACGGAGCGGTAGTTTTAGAGCTGCCTTATTAGGAACTTTGCCTCCAAACTTTCCCTTGCCTTCCTCGATAGCCGCATTCACGGCAGCATTGATGGCGGATATGGACTTTGTATCGTTCTTAGGGATGATCAGGCTGACGCTGAACTTTTCTGCACTACCATTAATGCTCTTCGGCTCCCAAGCATTGCAGTAAGAAAGTCTGACAACTCCTGTAATAACCCTCGTTAGATTCTCTTTCGGATTAGAACTACTACTATTTGCTGTGTTTGGCATTTGATTTTCCTCCTATAAAATGTTCAGATTGGCATAATCGCCATGAAATTTAATAGCTGCTTGATTATAAGCAAGAGCAGCTTCATGCTCTGTTGCATAGTTACCGATAAACCGATATTTTCCGTTAGATTGTATACGCACCATCCATGCCTTATCACGTTGATGCCAATAGACACCTTTGTACCTAGAAGTGGTATTTTTTTGTTGTTTCCTTTGATTAAAGTGATTTTGACTACTTGTCACAAGCCTTAAATTACATCGCCGGTTATCAAGTCCATTGCCATTAATATGATCAACTTCCATATTCTTGGGAGCCTTTAATATTTGGCGGTGCATGAGAATAGTTTTGTGATGTCCATTTTCTTTACTACCTCTCATTGCATATTGCGTATTACTCGTAACCAAAACACACCATTTATAACGACTTATCTCCTCATAATCAGCATCATCCACAAGTACTGTGTAACCCTGTGTTAACTTAATCCCTTTCATCATAGCTCCCTCTCGAAATCCTCAGATGCTTTGATTAAGTCCAGTACAGGACGCTTATCACTTTCAGGCACAAGAACTGGACGTCCTTGTGGTTTGATCACATAGTCACCAAGGACTTCATTGAACTTCTTTTTTCCAAGCAGCTTCTCAGTCTCGGTGATGGTGATAAGGATTTGCCGGTAAATATCACGGTATCCAGCATTTTTTAGAACTGCCGCTACAGCCTCCTCATCGGTATACCTTCGAACACTCCGACCTGCGACGATTTTCCATCCTGGCCATTTCTTACCTTCAATTGCAGTTGCCATGGCATAATCCCTGATTACATTTGCCCATGAAACCAGATCATCCAGTTTCTGAAGAATTTCCGCAATCTCCTCATCAGACAGAAGGGGTGGCAAAGCAAACTCAAAAGCGGCAAGCTTCAACTTTGCTTCCGCTCTTGCCCGACATTTGACCTCAGCCCGGCAGAACCGACAGTGCTCACCCGGGACATATTCTCCTGCTCCTTCAAAGGCTATTTTTGCAGTGGGTACCAGGATTTCAGCCGCCCACAAATAAAGTGTTTTCTTTGGCACCATATACGTGCTGACATTCTCCCGTCTTGGCTGGAATATAGTCATGGATACCTTGTCAATGTCATAGATGTCATCGAAATACTCCAGTGCACCAAGGGCATACAGCATCATCTGTGGATTTTCTTCGACTTCTACCAGAACTCCCTGCCCGTACTTGAAATCGATAATGTGCATAGTACCATCCGCTATAATTAAGCAGTCTCCGGTACCAAAGCCCTCCGGTACATATCTTGAGAAGTCTAGCTTTTGCTCAATAAGCACAAGAGGGTCCTGGCATTGTAGTTTAACCTGGGCAAGCTGCTCCAGAATAAAACCGACATAATCATCCGTAAATACATCCATCTCATCACTGTCATATTTGGATACCGGTTTCTTGGATCGCATCTTCAGGGCTTTCCTCAACTTGTGTTCCGCAAGGGCATGGGCAGCGGAGCCTTCTGCTGCCGCTTCGCTGGTAGTATCCTTAAACTCCTGTTCTAGCCTTGCAGATGGAGTACACGACATCCAGCGGTGAGCACTGGATGCAGAGAGAATTGCGTGTCCGCTCATTTTAAACCCTCCGCATCCGCCAGAAGCGCGGCATAGTTTGCCGGATCGATCTCGCTCAGTTTTTTCGCCCCATGCTTTTCAAGGAGTGTCCTCACTTCGGACGTGAATCCATCATGGGATTTATCTGCCAGCACCGCCCTGACTTGCTCTAAAGTAACCTTTTTATCAGTGGGCTTTGGTTCCGGTACGGGTGCAGATGTTTCCGTCTGTACGTCATTTTCTGTTTCATTGCCCGCCATTGCTTCCGCTAAAACCTGCAGGTTCGTAGCCAGCACTTTAAGGTCATTGACCACCTCCAATAACAACTTAACCTTGCTCATGCTCTTTTCCTCCTTCCTCGCTGACCTCGTTAATGGACAGCGATTCCACGCTGTCACCAGGAACAATAACTGTTAAGCGCTGCCTTTTTCCCAAGAGAAAGCGGAGGAACTTCTCCCTGACAGTCACATGACGGCAGCTTATAATCCCGCCTCCCGGTGTTTCTTTTGAAACACTGATCTGTAATGTGTGTTTCATTAAATACCTTCCTTTCCGAAGGCTTCCTTTCCTATCTGCCTTCACTGAATAGCCCTGGCTTGAAGAAGATGTGAGGTTTTTATAATAATTTTTTTAATGCTGTATAAGCAGTATGTAAGCGGTGGGATATCGCTGAGTGATCCACTCCCTCCCGTTTCGCATAATCGTTGACTGATACTTCATCAAAATAGATGGCAGTGATAAGTTTCCGCTGCTTTGGTTTCAGCTTGTCCACCGCATTCCGGATATGCTGCCTTGTGTACTTGCTCTCAAGATCGGCAGCCATCTCAGCGCTTTCGGAACAGATGCCATTCCTGAACTCAAAAGCATCGCGGGATAAGCATGGATTGGTATCCGCCTGTCCATCAATGTAATCATAAGTATCCAATGATGTATGGCGGCGGGTTTCTTTCCGGTTGATGTTATACTCCTTCCTGTCGAGGTCAAGGATGATTTCCTCCCACTCCTCTGAAACTTCAATTTCATGGATTTCTCCTGTTACTGATGTGTACTTGATTTTCATGCAGGGTATCTCCTTTCTTTGCTGCCGGACAAGCCGGAAACAGGAGATACCTTAAAAAAGCGCAAAAAAATAAGACCAAGGCAACACTGTTTCCAGCGTTACCCCGGTCTTGGGTGGTGGCTTCTATATCGTAAATTCTGTGGGAGGATCGTGAGCGGCGTCCTTGCACAGAAGATTGTCCATGTCGATATATGCCCAGGTTGACTCAGTCGGTAATTCTTGCTCTACTATTTAATTTTAGAATTGGCTTTTGCTTTCACTACTCTTAAGTTATTAAAATTGATATGATAAATCTTACCGCATTCATGGCACCGGCAGGACACTTCAATATCAGCCGGTTTATCCGCAAATGTCTTTCCTGTCCCACACCAGGGACAGGTTACTTCAATAGGAAACTGCTTTTTCTGCATCTAACACACTCTCCTTTTATCGTTCCTATAAAAGCCTTTTGTTAATATTGTGAGAAAAAAATAGCAGGATACTATCATCCTGCGTAGTCTGCTTATTTATATCTGTA